CAATGACAATTCTAATAATCTTAACGCATCATCATCTTCTACTATTTGATCATATGAATTACTATATTGATTCGGTGGTAATTCTTGTTTGTTTAAGTTTTCAAAACTATAACTGCCAACAATACGTTTATTAATTAAAATGCCGTTAGTAAATTCAATAAGATTTCTTAAAGCTGTAATACGATCTTTGAACATAGATTGTCTTGGTCGTATTTCAATACCATATGCTTGTCTTTGAGACAATGCAGGATCTGGTACAGAATTTCCTACGCTATCATGTCCTATTAAACTATCAAATAGTTTCTTTTCTAATAAACTATTAGGTACACTGTTTTCATTATTTTCTTGTAACAATAACCACTCTGTATGGCGAGGAATAGGATTATTAATTACATCTGATGCAATGTTTAAATCTATTCTGTCATTAACTAATAAATTACCTACGTTAGCTACTGCTACAGCATTAGAAGATAAAATATCAACATATTGTAATCCATAACTCTTAGGATCAGTAATTATTTGTATTACTGAATTACAAGATAATCTTCTATTAGAAACATTAGGAATTATAGTAGAATTTTTGACCCAATAGTAATAATAATTTGTAAAGTTACCACTGATCTTATTGTAAACTTGTTTTACAGATAAAACACTGTTATCGGGATATTTTGGTTGTCCACTAATACCAGCAGCTAATCCTGCATCAGTATCTGCTTGAGCAGCCCACTGACTTGGTAATAATGTTGTTTCTACCCATTCATAAACATCAACACTAGATCCTGGGAACAATGATCCCCAGTTATTTCTTCTATACTGCAATTCACCTTGTTCATACCATACATATTTTGCTGTACTTAGATCCCACCATAGTTCACCTACATGTGTATCTTGCCAATTGGTATTAAGATTGTTGACTGTAGAGCTAGAACCTACAGAATATATTGCTGGATCAAAAGCAGTTTTATATTTTAATTCTTGATCCGCTAATCCAGCTATTTTTCCTTTTAACGGATCAATTACTTCTAAATAATTTAATACATCATCATTGAATGTATCGAATAGTGTAACTTTCTGTATAGTGTTGACATCTACTAAATTATCTTGATATCTTAATAAATTCCAGCTTAATGCTGATTGATTAATTTTATAATATTGTGTAAATGAACTGGTAGCGTCATCAGGAGATATCTCATTTGCATAAGCAGGAGCTCCGATATAGATACTAGAATCATTAACAGCAATACTATATCCGAAGTTAGTTCCAGTATTAGTATCTAAAGGAACTAATTCCTCTCCTAGTTTAAATAAATTCTGTTGTTTATCATAAACATATGCAGTACCTGAATAGATAACAGTATCAAAGAATGTAGTTGAATCTAAATCAAATGTTGTATTTTTATCTGCTTCTTTGCTATTAGAATCATTTACATAAGGTGTGTTGAATAATGTTTCACTATTAGCCAACGGTGATGAATAAACATCAAATGTATTAATAATATGTTTATTAGTTCCTAGTGCAGTAATTGTTAATTCATCGGCGTTAGAATTAATTCCAATAGCTTGGCCAAATCTCATACCAATACCAGACACTGGGTTAGATATAATTTGTGTTAATGTATAATATCCTGCTTCATTTTGATTACTATATGCTGCAACATTACCATATGATTGATTAACGTTTCTAACATTAGGAGCAGAAACAAATAGATAATTACCCGAATCACTAAATGAAATTGCTTGACCAAAGTTACCAGTTTTTCCAAATGGACTGTATATTGTTTGGAAATACGCTGTTGAAGTTCCTGTAAATATTGTTACTAATCCTGTGCCAGTAAAGTAACCCGGAGCTCCGATTGCAATATATTCTGCATTAGCAGTTCCTGCAATAGCTTTACCCCAGAAACTTCCAGTATTAGATGCACCAATAGTCGAAGTAGTAACTTGTCCAACATAAGAAATATTTCCAGATATACTATTTGTAATAGTTGATATCCAGTATGAATATACGTTTCCTGTTCCAGCATTTATTAGTTGAGGGGCGCCTACTAAAAGAAGTCTACCTGTTGAAAACCCTGCGGCATACAAACTTGAACCAAATTGTTCATTAGAAGTAGGATTAGGACTTGCTATTACTAATTGTGGTTGTTCATTAATAAAGTTAGGATTTATACTACTAATCTTTACTAAACCTTCTTGTGAGTTTGAAGACGCATTTGAAGATGTAGTAACAACTGATACAGATCCGGTATTAGACCAACGAACATTGCTAGCCAACGGAGCACCAGCAAACATTAATCCATAAGATGATGTAGAATACGATTCATCATAAAATACACTTTGTCCAAATCCTGATTGGTAAGAGTTAGCATACGATCTATCAAGTCCATAGTTAAACTGTAAAGTCGATGACCCATCGTTTTCTAAATAAACAAAAACGTTTCCTGAATTATATGAATCTTGATATCCAGGAGCACCTACTAGGAAAATATTAGAATTTCCTTTTTTACTAATACTCCAACCTAAATTTTGAGCTTCATTATTTGATGTCTGTTGTGTAATATTGTCATCATAATTTTTTATTTTTTGATAAACTGCCCAGTTGCCAGTGCCATCGTCATCTGTCCATACAATAGAATTTTTTCTTAATCCTAATAAAATGTTGTCGGCAGGTAAGTCATCAAAAGAATCATATCGTGTACTATCAAAGACAAATAACAGTCCAAGTCCAGAAGGAGATGTGTTAGAAATGGTTACAGTTCCGCTATTAATGATAGTAAATTGAGTCGGTGAAGGAACAGAATTTACTTGATAAATTCCGTTTATTGCTGGATCAAATTCAACAATAGATACTAATTGTCCTACTGATAGATTATGTAAAGAATTTGTCAAGAAATTATATTGATCCGATACTACTGTATCAGCTGATACACTAACTAATCTTGCAGGTGATAATGTATATCTTAATACGTCCCAATCATTTGCAGGTGTATTAGCTATCCATACAGTATTGCCTCGAATGATCGAATTAGTGCTAGTAAAATTCAACAATCCGTCTTGATTAAAAGATGTTAAATCAACATCATCAAGCCTTGGATAACCAGCAACTTCTAATTGAAATAAATCAGTAGATGAAGTTGTAATAAAAGTTGATATAGGTTGATAATTTTTTGGTACAATAGCTAAATCGTTAGGTAAAACAAAATTAATCAATTGAGGAGCATTAGACGGAACCTCGTTTACAAAACTAATAGTTTGCGGATTATCTAAGAATGATCCTTCTTGTAAAGAAACTTCTATTTCGTTGTATGAAGAATAAGATCCATAATACCCTACACGGAATGCCCATTCTTCATTATAATCTATTTCGCTTTGAAGTGTAGTTAAACTTGCACGAGCTAATTTACTAATAGCGTTCTTTGTACCTTTTTCTTTAATAAATCCTTGATAGAATTTATATTGAGCAATAGGATCTGTAAAGATGTTATTCAAATAAGTTCGAGGGGTGTAACCTGTTAAATTTTGTGCTGCTTGTTGAACCGACGAATCAAAGTTATCAATATTAAGACTATAGAAATCTTCAAACTGACTAATTTGATAATCAAAGTTTGGTAGTAATTGAGCAACTGGTTTCTTACCTAATTTGTTCCATTTTGTAAAATCAAATGTAGCAGATCCATCTATATTATTAATGGCTGCATAATAATTTCCAGTATAATATACAACATCTCCTGCGTTATAATCTGTATATTGTTTCCAAGTATTAATTGTTGCTTGGTCATATATAAACCCAGGACTAAAATAATCTCCATTCCAGTTAGCAGTTCTAAATCCTACTAACTTCATTCTTTCTTGTCTATAACCCGATTCTATATCATAAACAGTATCATTGAATATTGTAGAATTGTTAAACACTATTGCGTGTTCTTTTTGTACAGAATTTAATCTAGCAAAGTAGATACCGTTAAATGAATTTAATGTTTGTATTGTACATACACCATTATTTCTAGTTACTGATAATTGATCCTGCGGGAATGGCACTCCGTTTGGTTGTAATAAACTATATTGATAGAAACTATCAAAAATATTATCAACTACAGAATTAGGTAATTGGAAAACTATTTGATTAGCAAAAGGACTTAAAGCAATTACGCTTTGATCAGCCCAATTTTGTGTAGTCCAATATAAAAATTCTCTCGATGTAAAATCCCAATTAAGAACTGTGTTTAGGTTAGCATTAAATTCTGTAAAAGAAAATCCTTGATCTTCTAACCAAGCACCGTAACCAATTATTAAATCATATACCTGTTGAATTGTATCAAATTCTGTTCCATACGGAATTTGTATAATTTTCGATTTATCAAAACTTTCAGCAGTTTGTACAGTAGCGCCGCCGCTAATTGGCAATGACGGTATTTGTTGAAAATAAGCAGAATCAAAAGTACTACCGCTTCTATGACTTATTTTTACAATGTAATATTTTCCACTGTATAAAACTATTTGCCCTTGTTGATAAAAATTTCCACTAACGGCAGATTGTGCTGAAGTTGTTTGTTCAGTTGTTAATCCTGTATCGCCTCCAGAAAAACTAGGTTGCCAATTTACAAATGGTGACGAAACACCACCTACAGTAACCGTAGGAGTTTGTGAATTTCTTAAACAATTGTAAACATTAAAATATGGATTCTGTGTATCATAACCTTTGACTAATAATTTTCCATTATTTTTTTGTATAATAATTCCGGAAATTGCTGTAGATTGAATAGGATTACTGACATTTAAAATTAATGAATAATCCTCTGGTTCTAATATTGAACCAGGATTACTACTAGTAGGATCTACTGCATCAATAATAATTTGTAATTCTGAACTATTAAAAAATCCGCCAACTTTATAGAAAAGATTTACATTGAGATTAGTTAATGAATTGTATAAATCTTGAGCATATGTGCCTGATCGTTGTTTTCCTATTTCACTAACATATAAACTATATCCACTAGTTAACGTGTTGTTTAATCCTTGAATAGGCATGTTTGCCAATTGTAAGAATTGATGATTGGGTCCATATGTATATTGTCCAGCGATGTTTTTAGTGATATTGATAGGATCATACATTAATGCACAATAAGTAGCAGGCTGTGTTAATGCCAACATTTTTTGTACAACAAATGGCCAATAACTACTACGGCGCCAAGCTGTTTCGCTTGGTCCTAAATCTCCAAATTTCCAAGGCTGGTTATTAGTTAAAGGTGTAATATTTAACGCTAATCCAAGAGATATAGGATCAATTAAATTACCCGATGGATCAACTGGTATTAAATTTAATAATCCAGGTCTTGCATATAATGCATTTGTTCCTGCAAGTTCGCCTTGTTGTATTACACCATTTTGTAAATCTGTCCACATTTCTAAATTAGTAGCAGTATATGGCGCTGGACCATATTGTTCTACCCACCAACTAGGCTCTTCACTAAATCCTAACATCTCCCAAGGATTAGTATGTGGACGATCTGTGTCATAGAAATATTTGTAAATGGCTCTCCATGAACCAAATAATGTTGTACCAGTATCGTTATTATATCCGCCAGTATAATTCCAAGTAAAATAATTATTTTGATTAAAAGTTGTATTATCGGTATAATCAACCCCATACTGATTAGCCCATTTAATAAAATCTTGTTGTATTATAGGATTAATTTCATCTATAGAATATAACCCTGTTCTAAAAGCACCGGGCAATGGTGCATTAATATCTAACAATTCTGGTCTATATTCAGCTTTAATATTGTTATAGATTCTTTTTTCTAATTCAAGTATAATAGCATCACGGTAGTCATTATAAGCAGTCATAATGCTGCCGTCGTGACCTTGAATTACTGTTCTAGGTGTAACATATGTGTTATCAACAAAAATACTAGGAGTAAATTTTGGATACATTCCTAGTTTGGTAGGAGTTGAAGGAATATAGTTACCTTCTGTATTTGTATAATCATTAATAACAATTACATCGCCGACGTTTAATGTAATTAAAAACTGAACGTAAGCATCGTTTTCTACAAATTCATAATCTTGATCACGAATTAATTGTGTTCCATTAACATAGACTAATACTGCTCTTAATGTTAATTGAGTAGGATCATAAGAAGAACTTAAAGGATATATAGTGTTATTACTATTAATAACTGTCCAAGTTCTAGAAATATAATCTGTTCCGTATGGAACCATGTCTGACAAGTAATATGCAGATGCAGATGTTCTGTTGGCATTCATTGCTAATAATGCAGCATCTACTGCTGTTACAGGATCACTTGTAGTAGAAACTGTATTAGAAGCAATTTGTCTTAAAAATCCCATCTTGAAATAGTTATATTGATCTGCTGCTTTTGTTAAAGCATCAACTACACTATTTTCTTTTGTACCAATAAACAAATGAGCATAAGGCATAGGATTAATATTTGATATTAATCTATGACCATAGATTGATACATCTCCAATATCTCTTAAATTACTATCGCCTGGAACAACTCCATTGAAATTCGGAGCATTATCTGCCATAGTAGCAACATGATTAGTAAGATCACTTATTGTAAATGATTCAATTGGTCCGTTTAAAGGATTGTTTGTAAGACCTAATGGTAGATCATAATAAGTAGACGAAGTTAAATTTGATGTTATTACAGGAACTGGATAATCTGCTGCTTCAGTCCATACATTAAAATAATTTTCACCTATTTTGAAATATGTTATTCCTGTAGAAATTGTAGTTGTTTCTTCTTCTTCAATGACATTAATAGTGCCATTCATAAAATAATTTTGAAACAAATACGCAGCACTAAGATCTAAATTATTTCTATATTGTAAAGGAAACCCTAATACTGAATCAGGAGTTCCTGTTCCTACTCCGTAACCAAAAATCTGATTACCTGTAAAGTTAGTAGAATAATAATTAGGATCACTATAACTATGTCCAGCATCGTCAAATAAATCAAACAATGGTGCTTGGTTATTTGTAGTATATTGTTGAGCATATATCCAAGTTGTTCCATTATACCACCAACTAGAACCTTCATACATTCCGCTATTAACTGCTATTGATGATCCTTCTACAGGAGATTCTAACGGAGATAATGTTAATCTTAACTGACTTTGAATAGTCGCATACCCAATTTGATATATTGTGCTAGCAACTGCTGGGTTAGAATCAGAAAGGAATATAACTGTTTTTCCTTTGGCTGTACCTGGTGCTAATGAAACTCCAGATATAGTAGCTGTAGTAATTGCTCCGGAAATTTGGTTAAATGCATCTGTTACTGTTGTATCAACAAAATCAACATTAGGTATTCCGATTGTTCCAAAGTTATAAAGTTTTAAGTTAGCAGCAAATTCTATAATAGGACGTTGTGCTTGCGAATCTGCAGGATATACAGGTATCTCATTAGAAGCAGCAGCCGCAGCGGCTATTACATCTTTATGTACCCAACGATTATTACGTGTCCAAGGATTTAAATCTTGACTGGCACGATTAATTGTTATATAATTTGGAGTTAAAGGAAGTTTGATAGTTCCATCAAATGGATAATAATCAAAAGGATTAATACCAAATGGATCTGTATAATCTTGATTTACACTTTCTGTACCATTTAATAACAAAGTATCAACTAACACAATCGAAGATCCAACGCCTTCGACAAAAAATTCTTTATTTTGATATTGTGGTTCTACGGTATTATCAAATGATACTATCATTCCGTTTGACAAAGTTATACCATTAATAGTATAAGTTTGTTGTCCAACAATATTGTTCAATACACTACCTACATTAACTAATGATATAGGATCAGGACCGTTAACTAACCAAAAATAGTCTTGATAGTTTACTAGTTTATCCCAGTCTATTTTAGGATCATAGGCATAAAACTTAGATCTAAATAATCTATCAAAGTTAGTTGTATTGCCGTTGTATAAATTAATTTCATTTACAAGATCATCAATAGCAACAACACTACTAATATTTTTTAATTCATCCTGTATTACTAACGACGGTGTTAATTGATAATCAGTACGTAGATTAGAAATTTCCGAAATATAAACATCGCTAGTAGTATATGTAGGTGTATTAGTAGATCCTATATAACCATCTAGTCTTTCTAGCTGAGGTTTTTGAATTAATTGATCGATTGTACTGGCAAGAAATTTTGTATTTTTATCTGTTTGTAAAAATTCTGGAAGTAGTTTAACTGATTGAATAAAATTTGTTGCCATGATTAATTTCCGGCACTGGTAACTATATTAGTTGTAAGGTTTAACTGACTAGCAGTTATTGCACTAATTATTTCTATATCATTAATAGTTGCTCCGCTTACAAATATTTCGGTGTCTAGACAAGTAACTTCATATAAACTACCAAATGCATTTTCTGAATTAGGAACTATAACAAAGTTTGTAATATTTGGTGTTAATAGATTCATTACATATGCAGAAAGTTCACTAAAATAAAATGATTGTCCAAAATCCCAATTTGATAAAGCAAAGAAATTATTAATAGCAGTTAAAATACTACTTTGTAAATTGCTTGCGCTAAGAACACTGGTAGGACTTTGTACTGCTTTAAATGTGGCTTGTAATGATGGATCAGCTTGACTACCGAATAAAACTTTATAGCTTACTGGTTGGAATATAATTTGATCGCTGATAGTTTTAATAGGTTCTAATAATGAAGAATAATTTAATGACAAACTGTTGCTAGTTGGCGGCAATGGTTCAGATCCTGTTCCAGAACTTAACCATGCTCTATAAGCAGCATCATAATCTGCTGTTAATAGATAAATGTCAATAATATTTGTTTTGCTTGGATCAATTCTTGTATCTTCGCCACTGTTATGAATATATTGGAATTTTAAATTACTTGTTCCAGGATATACTGCATACCCAGATTGATATATCCAAATAGGTGTACTAGTTGATGAGTAAAGATTTACTACATTATAAGTAGATGATGAGAAATAATATAGTTGCCCATTTACTGGGGAAGTAACAGCATCTGGTGTTGAATAAATTTCGAACATACTATCATCAACCAATTGATAAGTTTGACCGTCTGATTGTAATTGGAAGAATACAAGGTTGGTTGCTACAGTTGCAGTAAAAGCATCAGGATCTGATATTTGACCTAAATTATTATAATTGTAAAAACTAACTTCTACTTTACTTGGATCTACATATCCATCTGTTTCAACAATGTTACCATCTATTTGCCATTGAAAATCTTTTCCTAATCCTACTCCAAGATTATTAGGTTGTGGATTAATTGATAATACTTTAATTTGATCTTTTACAACAGTATTATTAACAAAATCATAATTTACATTATTAGGATCTATATAAAATGCTGTTTCTTGATTGCTTTGGAAAACATATTTTGTAAATCTATATCTAACTTCGTAACTATCTCCATTCCAAACAAATGCAATTATCCAACTAGAATCTAAACTAAGTCCAGAAGAATCACCTTGGTACTGTAAACTAAAAGTATTATTTAAATTTAAATTATTATCGGAAATAATTGTCCAAGATCTTGATGTTTGGTCAAAACTTAATCCAAAGTTTTGTTGACTTTGACATAATGAAACTAAATTTGTTTCAAATGCATATGTAAAGGAATTAATAAATGCTGGAATTATTTCTACAGGAACGGCCCCATTAGCGACTTTATTGCTTAATACAATAGGTCCTACATTATTAGCAACCTGTGAACCATTTCCAGTAACTTGAATAACTGTTGCCCATGTATAGGAATTTCCAGTAGGATTTTGAAATTTAATTAAAGATCCTGGGTAAACATATTTTAAGTTATTTGATATATAAGTTCCTACAGTAACAGGACCTGTGCTATTTTGAAAATATCCTGTAGATTGTCCAGTGACTACACTATATGAGGTCCAAGTTAATCCTAAAGATGATAATAAAATTGGAGCATTAGCTCTATATTGATCAAAATAGAAAGACTGTGTTGAAGGATTAGTTACTATAGGTTCTACTTGAGTTTTAATAAAATTCCATATGTCATTTTGATTAGCAAATGTAAATGTAAAATTTAATTCACTGTCATCTTTATATAAAATGCCGTCAGATCCAAATATATTTGTTGAACTATATTTTCCACTAACGTCACTTAATTCAAAATATCTACTAACACCGCTAGTAACTCTTGCTAAACTTTTAACTTTTAATATGTTACTGCCTAATGTTAATGGAGATATTTGATAATCTTCAGCAGTAACCATTCTATTTTGTGTATAGAATGCTTGTGGTGCTTTTAATTGTATATCGCTATTAGACTCAGGACCAGCACTGTTATCAACAGTATATTGTAATCCCATAGTTAATGTTAATATTTGACTTTGACCATTTTGATTAGTATAAGGAATATCAATGGTTATACCGCTCATTTGTTGAGGAGTTATAGTATAAGTCAAACCATTACTTTGACGATAGAATAATGAGAAGTTACCTTGAGGTAAATTTCCGAAAACACCATCGGCAAAATTTAAATCTATTTGATCATTGTCTCTAGTAGTAACACTATAAATGTTTCTAACATCACTATTAAGACTATTATAAATGACACTACTTCCAGTTATAGCAGGAACCTGTGTCCATAAGGTAGAATAATTTCCATTATTATCTAATTGCCACAACCATACATCATTATTATTAATACTGTTAATATTAACGCCAATTAGTTCGTTGGCTGCAGGACTGTTTACATTGAAATTAGATACACCTAATTGACCTTGTTTAAAATATGTAAAAAATCCTGTGTTGGCACTACTATTGCCTTGATAATCATTTTGATAGATAAAACTAAAACTTGCACCAGGTTCAGGAGTTTGTTCTACAATAGCACCACTTGAAATATTTACAGGAACAATTTCAAAATTCATAGGTGTACCGCTGATAGTTTTCAAAAAATCAAAAACTGGAATATCAACGTTTGAACTATTAAAATTATATTGTTCAGTTAAAATACCGTTAATAGTTTGTGTGTCTAATGGAGATCCAAATTTAAAATTAGAATTCATTGCAGCATTGATAATATCAATGAACTGTTCATACCAATTAGAATTTGTAGCATCATTCCAAATAACTGTAGTGTTGGAAAGATTTACACCAGTGCTGTCAAATACATTATCAGTAGTAGATATTGCAGTTATCTTTAAAACACCACTTGCTGGAGTATTTCTAGCTGGAACATAACTAATTAACTGTGCTAATCTTAAAATACTATCTCTGCGAGAAGCAGTTTCTAAAAAGTTTTCTCGAGCATTTAGATCAATACGAAAACTTAAATTTTGTCCAAGATATGCTATAAGATCAACTAAAGCAATATACTCGCTGCTATCAACATAATCATTAAAATCTTCGGGAAAATTCTCCTGAAGATACTGTATCATAATACGTCTTAATGTATCAAAATCGTAACTTTGAAACTCCGCATTAGGATAAGATTGGTATATCTTTTTCCAATCTTCTGTAACTAATATCTGTGATGGTGTTGATGGTATAGTCATAGTTTTTTTAATTTATACCGTATTTATTGACTCAATAAACCTAGTATATTATTGTGTTATTAGTCCTATATTTTGATCAAAAGTCAATGTCATATTAGCTGATTGATCTGTTCCTACAAGGACTAACGTCAATTCTAATATGTAACCTTCTGCATATTCTGTAAGATTTATTTGTGTAGGAACTGCTCTAGGATCTGCTGTAACAACAGCAGTAACATCTGCTGAAATAGCATCTCTTGTTCTATCGTCGGCAGGTTCCATGAGTAAATCCCATATATTGCTACCAAATGTAGGATTCATTACCCTACTACCTTTTTTTGTATTAAATTGGTTAATAATATCTTGTTGTATTAAAGCAAGATCATAAAGTTTAGATCCTGGGTTTGTATTATTTAGAGTACTGAATCCACGATAAAACTGAGATTTTTGTGATGTTTTTTGATATACACTAGTATTATTAGTAATTTCAATTGACTTATATGGCATGGTATAATATTTATCGAAGGTTAAAATGTTATATTTTAGCTAACCTGAGACGATGGACCTCCCACTGCTTGAATATCTGTACCTGTGGAATTAAATTGAGTAGAACTATTATTCTCGTGTTGATCATAAGGTTCGTGCGTTGGAACTCTTCCCATTATTGTAGAAATATTAGGTGCTTTGTAGTAGTTTCCTACCCAAGCAGCGGATACCGATCGATTAGGTAATTGCCAGCGTGGTAATATACTAATTGTATTTGGCATTTCGAAATTAGAAGTATCAGGGGGAGTTGCTGGTATGGCTTGTACTTGCACGCCACCGATATTTTGTCCTCCTGTTATATATACAGTACCACTATTAGTATCTGCCAAAATATTAAAATCAACTGTGGCCCCTTGATACATAGAACCATTTGTTGCTGCAATACTAGTAATACCTCCGGCTATATTTGTTGATGCAGTAGTAATAATATTAATATTGCTTATAGAACCTATATCTAAATTATTAGTAGATTGTGCATTTAATTTACCAGAAGATTGAATAGTCATATCGTCGATAGACAATATACCTAAGGTAGAAGAACTTTCTATTTGTATTCCTTGGGTTCCAACCAAATTTAAATTACGCATTGCTTCGATATTAACATCTCTGTCTGCGCGAAAATTAAGATCTTTTTCACTGTGAATTGAAATACTATCGGCAGCATATATATCTATTTTGCCTTGGCTAGTCATTTCTATCCAAGAAGTTCCTTGAGCATTAGAAATGTAAATTAAATCTTGACTATTATGTAAAAGTATTTGATGACCGGTTCTTGTTCTAATACGGACTAATTCATTTTGACCATTAATGTCTCCATCGTCCATAACAAAGGTACTACCGCCTAATCTACTAACAAATGCCTGTGTGTTTCCTTCATAACCAATTTTGCCTTTTTTAGCACCGTTACTAGTATCTATTGGACCAGGGGTACTTATTCCAAATACTTGACTAGGCAATTCTCTTCTAGCACTACTCGAAGTAGGTCCTCTAACGGGATCTAATAATAATCCTTCCTTTAATAATCTATCAGCAAAAGGATGTACTGCTTTAGGTATTTTTTCTATTGCACCGTTAGAATTTAATGTTTGACTTTTTTTATGTATTTCTGCTACAGGAAGATATGTGGTTCCATACTTGTTCATTTGATCTTGAGTTGTAGAAGATATATCCGATGCTGCTATTCCCGGAACCATATGATTTTGGAAAGTATCAGGAACACAACCTATCCAATACCCTTGATTAGGATCTCCATCAATAAAAATAACTAATACAGTGGTTCCTACATCAGGCGGAACCATCCACATGCCATAGCTTTTTTGTACATCATTGAAGTCATTACTGTTATTTCCTTCATATCGAATAGATGTTACTCCGTAGAAAGGACTAAGATATCTTACATTATAAGTTCTAGTTTGTAAATCATTATCAGGCGACAGTCCTTTAGTTACAAGAACTTCTAAGCCACCCATATAGGTACTATCAAGATGATTTACAACCTCTGCTAGAAACGGGCCCGGAGTTGGTAATTTTGCTATTCCTCTATGTAAACGATCTACCATTTTCTTATCCTAATTTATATTTTTGTATCTACTTTAATATTAGCCGGAATTGCTGGAAGATTTTTTATCTTATCAAGAGAAGGAATTAATACTCCTTGATTTTGTAAAGCCGGTACATTTATATTTGTTGATGCTAATTGTTTTGCTGTGCTTATCATTGCTGTTAAATTTTTAGGACTTAAACTAGCAATTTGTTTAGGTGAAATTCCAAAAGATGATGCAGCATTAGCTACATTTGAATTTATACCTTGAACTTTTGCAGTTAATTGATTAGCAGTATTTTTAATGACATTTACTGTTGCTACGGCTGCTGCTACTCCTGATAATGCTCCACTAATTGATGAGTTTATTTGCGATTTAATATTAGCTATAGAATTTGTAACTTGACCAACTTCTCCTTTTATTGAATTTAAAGAAGTTGGTCTACTACTAATAGGAACCGCAGTTGAAACATCTGGAGTTTGGATATCACGAGGATCGGGAGATAACTTAAATGCAGAAACCGGGCTATCAAATGTTTGTCCTGTATTTGGTAACCCTATTAATCTCATAACTTCTAAATTTTGTTTAAAAACTCCGTCTTTGAATGTAGATCTAGCTAAATTAACTCTATAATAGCCTTGGAAACCGACATTTAAAGAATCATAACTCATTTGGCCACCTGAGGTAAGAGGATTTATATCATAAGGATTTCTAAATGCCAAAGCTATTATTACTTGACTATATTGATGATTTGCTTCTCCATTAGATGTTTGGCTCGGAGTAACGCCCCCGACAGGTTTTGAATTGTGTACTCCTCCCGTAACTAGATAAAAAGGATCTCCTATAATTTCCATTTCTCCCATCACCATAGAAAATTTTGAATTTTCCATTAAAGATCGAAAAGCATTTCTTGCTTTTATTGTATAGGTATCTGTTGTAGGTTGTCCTGCATTACCGCCGTGCGGTGCTTTAACTGTCGATACTTTAGGAGTCGTATAAGTAGGTGGCAATCTAGTATAATAATCTATTGTAGGTACGTCACTAATTGGGTTTTGTTTCGAATAGGCTCTATTATTAGGAGCTGCTGCTGTCTTTGCAGGGGTATTAGTATCGTTGCCACCTCCTGGAATTGCTGCTTCATAAAATAAACTATCGAAATTCATTTTAAAATTTAATATGTCTATATTTTTTCCTGTATAAACATAGTTGTAAGATCGACATGCTAATTTTCCAATTTTATTAGGATCTGCTTGCTGTTGTTTATATCCTGGAAGTTGCGTATAATGAACTTTATAAGGAGATACTACGTATGTAAATTGTCGAAACGGTCTATTTGTTACTGGATCGTTTTTCCCTACAATATCTTTTGATTCAATGTTTATTAACCAAAAAGGAAAACAATCATTTTCATCTAATACTGATTTTCCATTAGCTTCTAAATTTTTAATTTTATTTTTAAGATATTCACTATCTCTTATAATTGAAGAAATAATTTCATTAATATTTGCATTTTCAGGAAATTTAATTGAATTATTTTTTGCATCTGGATTATAAGCAACTTCTTGTAATAAAACCCCACCGTTAGAATTATTTCCTACACTAGGACCATTAACAACATTATAAGCATTATTTTTTGTTGTAGTAGCTGGGTCTTCAAAATCATAAACATTATTATCTTTTAAGAATTCTTTTATATTAGAGTTAGCTATATCGTTATTAGGACAATTACCTTGAGCATCTATAGGATCAGTTCTATAAGTGTTAAGACTTTCATCCCAAGTTCGGAATTCTATTTTATAAGTATCATGATTTTTAGCTACAGATTTTGTTGACGTATCATCT